ACCATGCCATAACGGGTCTTGAACCCGATACGTGGCTGGAAGTCTTCAGCACCGACACTACGTACCATTTGGATGGGAACGTAAGGGCAATAGAACAGACCAGCATCATAAGAGGACGAACCCTTATAACCAACAACATAGTAGTTGTGGGGGGATAGACCAGTACCACCACCACGGGTCAGGGTTGCATAAGGATCGACGTAGACGCGATAGCGACCGTTAAGGACACCAGCAAAGGTATTACCAGTCTCATCAACTTGAAGACGGTTGTTGCCTTCGAGAGCAGGAGCATAGTCGAGTTGACCAGCAGAAGCAAGTGCAGATGCAACGTCAGCAGAGCACATGATAACGTTGCCCTTCCCACGACGAGTCTCTCTTGCGATTGCGTTAGCATCACGCTCGATCTGGAACATCAGTCCTTTGAACTTCTCGACGGACCAACGACCGTTGGAGTCAACGTCCATATCAAAGACACCAGCAGTTGCGGTATCATCTTGAGCACCTGCCTTAGCAGACTTATAGATGGTACGAACAACTTCACGGTTGATTTCTGCAAGCAGTTCACCCGTGATGATATTAGCAAGTTCGTCTTCAATGCCAAGACCATGAATCGCTCTCATATCTTGAGCAATTTCCATGCTGTAGGCTGCCTTCAGAGCACGAGACTTAGCAGTAACCGAGATTTTTTCGATTGCCAGACTAACTTCGTTGAATGCTACGCCTCTACCAAGATCTTCAGCGACCTTTGTCTCCATGCCTGAAGCAACTTTATACTCTGCAGTAGCATCAGTGATACGTGCAGGGTTGTCTCCAAGAACACCAGACAGAGCAGATGAACCATCGTTACCAGCAGAGAAACCAGTATCTACTTCATCATAGAAGGTCTCGCCAGTTGCACCGCCTTGTTGTGCGCCAAGTTTCGAGCGCATTGCGAAGATGAGTCCAACAGGACCGTTCATGGGTTGAACGCCTGCAAGGTCATATGCGACCAAATTAGGCATCGAACGACGGATCATTGAGATCAGTACTGGATCGAAACCTGCGACAGGACCACCAGCGGTTGCAGCAGAACCGAAACCGACGTTTCCTGCACCGGCAAGACCTGCGGTGTTTGAACCAGTGCTCATGGTTGGCACTGCTTCCGAAAGCATCATTCTTTCGGTTTGTGTTTCTTTTTCGTAGTTTTCCAGAAGGATAGAAGTTACAGCCTTTCTGTATGGATCTGAAATTGAATCAGATCCTGCATTAAGGACATCATTCCATTTTTCCTGGAGTTGTTGGGAATTACCTAACATTTGTTTTTCCGGGTTAAATTAGTAAGTGTGTTATCAATATTGAACAGAACCGCCCCTGTTAATGAAGTCAGCATATTGCTGAATTCTTGGGTTGGAACTTGTGTGTGCAACGTTATCAGTTGCAATATCTTCTTTCAGTTGAACTTGCTCCTTGGGGAAATAACTTTCCTTGACGGTAGTAAGTTTTTCTGTGAAAGAATCTTCAGAATCAAACTCGATACTTTCAGCAAGAGACGCAAGTCTCTCTGCTTGAGTTTGAGCAAGACCCCTAGATGCTTCTGAGATCATACTCTCTTTTACAAGGGCATTCTTCTCAGCGTGAAGTGACATACTTACTTCAATTTGCTCATTGAGCTTTTCTTCCATCTCATCTAATTTGTCTGTCATCTCTTGCATTACATTATATTTTTCTTCAGGAATTTCTACATAATTTTCTTCAAAAAGATGCTTAATTTTAAGCATCATATTTTCGGCCATCTCTAACTTGATGCCGTTGTGGAGTTCGATTTCGTTCTCCTTTCTCCATTCCTCAGCAACAAAGTTCAGGAATTTTTCCATTTTTTCTGCAAGTTCAGTCTTAATAACTTCAACTTGCTCAGAAAGACGAGTCTCATATGACTCTTCAATCTTCTTAGTTTCTTCGGCAAGTCTGGAAGAGACTGCCGCAGTAAAGATTGTACGTGCTTTTTCTTGGAATTCTTCAGAAAGTTCTTCGCCAGTCAGAAGTGCGTTAACATCTTCCTCGACTGAGAAAGATTCAGTTTCAGTAGTTTCAGCAACTACTTCACCTTCAACTTCTTCTTCTTCTTTCATTTTCTTAGGTGCAGAATCACCAGCATTAGCGCCTCTTGTATTAACGTCGCTAACTTTACCTGATGTACCGTCATTGAGTTTTGCAGAATTATCATCTGCTTTATAGTTCTCAGGGGTAGGACCACCGAGATCGTTCACAGAGGTATCTTGAGGAGCAGGAGTGTCCAATTTTTGCATTGGATCTGCCTTGCCAGCACCATCGGTTGGTGCCTTTTCTTCAAGAGTTTCCTCTACGAAAGTGTTAAATTTTTGGTCAACCGATGCTGACATGTGTTATTCTCCTTTAATATAGTCTATTATTTGCTATAATTTATTTATAATTCTATTGCTCTTAAGAATTTTGCAAACGCGGAAACTTTAGTCTCTTGGAGATTATATAAAGTTGCCGAGTTAATTTCTTTCTTAAAAGTTTCAACGTGACGTTCGGTAAGAATGCCATTGTTCCAAATCCATTCTTTACCTTCCATAATTCCTTCAACAAAAGCATCAGGAGCAGAAGGATCTGCTACAATATCAGCAGCAGTAGAAAGCATAAAATCATTACGAACATAGGAGGCACCATTCTTTTCAGAAATAGATCCAACTCCTCTAGATGAAACACCTAGTTTTACACCTTCGTCAAGTAAATTCTTTGCAATTTTACCCATAGGGGTTTCAAGAATTTTTGCTTTACCAATAAAATTTGTTCCTTCTCTTGTAAGAGAAACAATTTTATGGGATACTCGATCTAAATTTACAGTAGGACCATCGGGGTGACCCAATTCTCCTAATGCACGATCTTTGGAAATGAAAGATTCAGTGTATCTTTGGACTTCTTTTTCAAGAACGTCCATAGGATACACTCTTCCATTTCTATTTTTAATTTCAGATTGAAGGAAAACACCTTCAATAAAATGATTCTTTCCAGAACCAGTATCTTCAATTAAAAATTCTACGCTTTCAATCTGTTCCGTTATCAGTCTCATTTTCGGGTTCTTCTGGTTCGGTTTCTGAATTTGTGAATAAATTAGCACCAACTTTTTCTTTTTCAAGAGTAAGAATAGATGCTGCCTTATTCATAATTATATCTTTCACTGCATCTGAAGCATCGGAAAGTTGATCCTTCATAATCATATCAACAATTTTATTGGGTTCCATAATTTAACCTCGTTTATTATTTAGCGTTTTTAGTTCCTACTGGTGTTTTAGTAGGATTTTTCATATTATTTATAGAAACTTTTTTAGTTTCTAAATCAAGATCCGCACTTTGCTTTTCTTGATCCACAACATCAAGAGGATCAATAACTTGACCCGACTTAATTTCATCATTTATTTGAATCTTCATTTCTTCAATTTCTTGTTCAGTAAATTGAAGAAGTTGTCTCATCACATAATCTTGAGAGAAGTACTTACCAACATAGAGATCTACTTTATCAAGAACTTCCATTTTCTTCTCAAGCATTTCAAGGTCTGCCATTTCAGCAAACTGATTATCATATAGAAAATCATATTGAATATGCTCTTTGAATTCTTCCCAATCTGCAGAAGTAATTACTCCTTTTAATATTAATTGAGTTCTTAGTAAATCATGAAATAGATCAGAAAATTTCTTACGAAGACGACCTACAAATTTAGTAAATTTAATTTCGTCTCTGTTAATTTCTTCAGACTTTCCGAGATCAAATGATTTATCACTCTCAAGTCTAGATGCAGGTACATTAAGTGCTTTATAAACCTGAGTTTGAAAATACTTAATGTCTGTCAATTCTCCAAGATTTTGTCCACCAGGAAGAGTAGTGATTTCAGTACCACGACCACCTTCACGGCGAGGTAACCAATAATCTTCCATGATGGACATATGCTTCTTGTCATCACGCATCTCACCAGTTGAAGAATCATATACAAGTTTATTTCTATATCGCGACATTACATCACGAAGATATTGTTCTGCTTTTACTTTTGGGAGATTTCCTACATCGATATAAAAAATTCTACGTTCTGGTGCTCTCGACAATCGATATATCACAATGCTATCTTCTAGCATTTTAAGTTGATTTAAAGATTTAATTGCTTTATGAAGATGACTTAATGTGATATTTCTTGTTGCATCAGTAATACCTGAAGTCACCGATGCAATTGAATCAGCAGCTATCTTGATACCTTGATTCGTGCTATTTATTCCTTTGTTATTGTAGACATAAAATTCTGTAATTTTTCCATAATCATATTGATTAAATTGCTGCTCGTTTTGAGGAGACTTGTCTACGTACTTATATTTTTTAATTTTTAAAGGATCAATATATCTAAGTTCTAAAATTCCTTTTGAAGAATCATTTAAATCTATAACTTTATGATAATAAATTCTTCCATCAACATACCAGCGCCTAAAAATTTGATGTGCTGTTTTATCAAAATCTAAAATGCGTTTGATGTGTTCAAACTCATTCCTCATACTAGTTTTGATAGAATCTGAAACCTTTAAATTTGATAGTTCTAACTCTACTGGACTATCATCTTTATCTGAAACAACTGCTTCGTTTGTTACATCTTCGATGGCACTATCTACCTCAGGAGATAATGCCATGTCCCTATACTTTCTGATGAGATTTACCTCATCTCTGTGTTTTATACCATCAAGGTCTACATAGTGACCAAACCATCCCCCATATGTTGTTATGGAGGATGTTGCGTCTTTGTCTGTAGGTGGCACAGGAGACGCAGCATTCTTCGCCCCCCGCTTGAGATCTTCTGTGTCTATCGAAAATCCAAATAACTTTGCCATTCCAAATATAAACTTATCGTTTAACTATTTAGACATCTAAATATCAAACGATATTACTTCAATTTAGTAAATTCGCCAACGTCATTTGTTTCACCTGCATCGAGATATTGATATTGGAATTCAACATCAAATTCTTCAATTTGATCATTGCTATCGTATGATAAATTAATAGCACCGATACTAGTTGGCCA